AAGCCGAACCAAGAATGATGTTCGATGTTCCTGCCGCAGCAGTACCAAGCCAAGACATAACAGCAGCAGACTTACGAGCCGTAGTTGCGTTACCTGCAACTTTTACATCGTTAGACAGAAGCATCTTTTCCATGTCACGCTTAATTTCCTTTGCGCGCTTGGCCAATTGATAGGCTTGGCTTGACTTGCGTCCGGCCCAGTCTACCGCATCTGCCGTTCCACTGGTTTGAACTGTTTTATACGAAATCTGAGCATAGTTAGTCAGACGAGTCGGCTCTGAAACCGCCAGAGCAGCCATGCTGTCATTTCCTTCTAGCTGTTGGTTAGCAGCGGCTGCGGCTAATGAATCCGTCTGCCACTCAAACAACGTATTGTCACACGACCCTTTGCCTGCACCAGAAAGAAATGGTGTTTCCATTGGGCTGATATTATAAATTATATTACTTAGGTCTTCACGAATGCCAATGGCACTGTAAGTAGTCCTAGTATTTGTTGCGATAGCCATAATTGGCCTCCTTTATTATTATAGTTCTACGAAATCTTCAAACAGACTCGCGGCATCTTCCGCCCTTCCTGTCCGCTGTAGACGTTTCATTTGTTTTTTACGTTTAGCGCTATCACTATCTTGTTTATCTGTTTTAGCCTTACTGCGAACCACTTTAGGTTTATTTTTTACCTTCTTAGACCTGACAGTGTTTTGCTTTTTCTGCATATCTTCATATGCTTTGGCCTGCATTAAAACAAGAATTGATCTATGATCGACAAGTTGATTTAACTCTTCTTGTGTATATCCTTTTGTTAGAGCAAACTCAGATACGGTCTTGGCTATTGCCTGCCGTGTTTCTGGTTCTGCCCATTGCGGGATAATACTAACCATCTTTTGATGCTCTTCCTGTACAGTTTTTTGATGCTCCTTTTGAGCTTCAGCCGCTGCTTGATTCTGGGCTTCTCCTTGTGCTGCTTGTAGAGATTGAATCTGATCCTGGGCTTGACGGTAATCATCTCGCTTGGTCAGGTATTCTTCTCTATCCTCAGTTTTAAGCTTTTCCCAATCAATGTTCTGGAATTGCTGTAGATGTGAATAGTTAGTTTCAATTGCTTGTGCGACTGCGCTAACGTACTGTTCTCTTGCTTGCTGAGTCTCGGCAATTTCACTTTTATACTGCTCTACTGCTTGATCTATTTGCTTTCGATGTTCTGCAAGTTGCTGAGTTTTCCTTGTATAATCCGCTTGTCGGGAGTAGCCTTTGACGAGTTCTTCTTCTGTGACTTCAAGCTCCTCTCCGTCTACCGTTACAGTATAGAGAGTTGTCTCTTCCGAGTCGTCTTCAACTTCTTCTTCATCGGATTCCTCAGATTCATCATCCTCAGTAGTTTCGTCTTCGGTTTCTTCAACCTCTTCTTCAACTTCATTAGATGGTTCCTCTAAAGCGTCTTCAGTTGTTTCTTCAGACGGCGATGCCTTCTCTTCCTCTTCCGGTTTCTCAAATGAGTCCATGAGGCCAATAAACGCATCTTGGGCTTCGGATATACTACCCGGTGATTTGGGTAGTTCACCTGCTAACTGTGGGGCTGATTGCGTATCCACCATAATAATCTCCTAGATTTGGTATTCCTTAAGTTTCTTCGCCATATCTCCTGTTTCTATAATTGAGGTTAGATGTAGGCGTATCCGTTCAAGGAGTCTTAATGATAACCAGATTTGTTCTCTGGTATCTATTTCATTAACTCCTGAAACACTCCAAGAGTTTAATAAATTTTTCTCTAATAATTCAAATGCTTCTACAAACAAAGGATCGTTGAGGAGGCGTTTAGCGTGTTCCTCTCTTAGTTCATTGCTCATTTTTATCCTATAGCTACTGGTCGTTTCTGTTCGGCTTCAAGTTGTAATTCAGCGCCTTTTAACTGTGCATCAACCGCTGCTTCAGCCGCGTCTTGTTGTAGTCTCTGATACTTCAGTTGAATATCTGCTGCTTTAATCTCTAACTCTTTCTGCTTTAACTGCATTTCCATTTGCTTCTCCTGCTCGGCAGGATCAGGTTGTGGTTCTACCGTATCTGGGTTGGTCAAGAAGTCATCGACATTCTGGAATCCCATGTTTCTTACAAGAGCAGCACCCATATTGTACATATTCTTTTCGTTTACAATCTTCAGTCCACCGCGCATTGCGTCACCAGCAAAGCGTAGCATGGTGGTAAGGTGCATTAACTGTTGGTCACGATTACCGTTGCCAATACCTACAGCAACTGTGCAGTCCATTTTATCTCGCCACATATCAGGGCGTACAGGAACCCACTTATTGCGTAACCTGACTACACGTTCTTTGTCTTGGTTCTTTAAGACTAATTCGTAGATGGTCCGCATTAAGTCTCGTACACCAGTCTCAGCAAATGATCTTGCTATTAACTCTACTCTTGACTGTGCTGCTGTCATGGTAGCGTTGACCGCTGTAGCCGTTGTGTGGGAGGTTAGTGCGTTATCGTTAAGACCTTGGCTGTATTTGTTAACACCGCTTCTGGATTCTCTCTGCTCGTCAAGATAGCCTAACATCTGGAACGATGAGGCTTCTAACTGAGGAGTAGCCAAAGGCATGACAGCGTTGGGCGACTTGACTCTTACTACACCGCCTGGGCGTTGTGATAGCAAATCGTCCAGATTCGCTTGACCTTCAAGGACTGCGTACCGACCAAAGTTCTGGTTGTACATGTTGTCCATGAGATTTCGCATCAGAGTACTTTTTATGAGCTGAAGATCGAGTATAAGGTCGGCTATTGATAAGCCAAAGAACTTATGCGGTATCTTAATAGGAGTAATACTTACAAAAGGAATACGGTCAATAGGCTCGTTGGCTAAAACTTTATTACCTACAGAGCAGACCTTTCTTAGTTCTGCAATACCATCTCCATCATAGTCTGTTCTCAAGAAGGACTCATGCAACCAGTATGTTCTTAGAGCATCCTCTTCTTCCAGACTTCCCCAGCCACCAAAGTTATCAGCAGAGTTATCAAACTGGTAACGACTAAGGCGCTCCGCAGAGAAGGCATCCATGTCATCTCCGCCTCCCAAATCCTCTGCTTCCAGGTTTTCATCAGGATACATAAGACGCAACTCTGATAGAGTTTTCATTACACGGTGGCAGGTAAACCTAGCCTCCTGTATTGTTTTAGCTTCTCGACTGATAAGAAATTCATCAGGAGTAATGTTGTCTATCTTTACTCTACCTGTATAGGATTTACGTTTGATAACAACATCATGCTTTGCGCCGTAGTCATCCATATACGGAGTGTGTTCAACCACATCAACGTCAGGCTGCATAACAAGAAGATCAAACTCCTGCTCGTCTAAATTGTTATACTCTTCTCTATTCCACTCTTCATACTCATCCCACCATACTTTAACAATACCATTCTTTTGTAGGAGAGCATCAGTGAACCAGGTATACAGAATCTCCCAACCATTGTTATCTTTGGTAAAGATGTGGTTAACGTAGTCGGTTGCCTGTTCCGCTGCCTCTACATCTTCTGGGCCATGAGGTTCAAATGTAACCATCTCATCACCAGATGCGAATACACGCATAAGGGATGGCTTAATCCATTCAATAGTATCCATGACAGAAGAATCAACATACTGACTCCTACCTTCAACTTCGTTACCGAATGGAAGTCCATAGTAATAATCCATAGCAGTTTCTCTCTGCTTGGAGATTGTGTCACTATATCCCAGAGAATCAGAAATCTCTGACTGAATCCTAGTTAGTAATTCTGCGTCTGTTATTTTAGATAATGCCATAGTGTTTATATTCTATCTCGTTTGTCCATGATGGATCGCTACCAGAAACAGCAAACCTTCGTGATAATACTGCGTATCTTGTTGCGCTCATTAAGTCATCTTTAAATGCTACAACCTTACTGTCTTTTCTGTGATACATCCTGAACTCTTCAAACCAGTCTCCAAGAGTGCTAAACACATGGAACCTTCCCTGCTCCATATACTGTATCATATCCATTAAACCTTCTTCTACAGAGTTTCCTCCCTTATTCTGACCTAATGCTGGTGGATTGGAGAAGTGTTCCAACAACATGTTGCAGCCTAAGTTCCTGTATTGGTCAGCCAAGCCTGGATTACCCATACTGTCACGCCTATTGCCGTCATGTGGGTAAGCAATAGGTACAAAATCGGTTCTTCTTCTTATAACTTCTGCATGAGATGATGGCGATGCTTTAGATTGCCGATAACAGTCATAGATATATATCTCATCGTTATCTTTATCCCACGCTGTCCATACTACAGCCGTAGGATGATCCCATCCGAAGTCAATTCCTGCTATTTTTGCCCAGTGATCCTCAATATGTATAGGATCAATCATCAATTTGTCTTCCTGTATTGGGAAAACAAGGCCAGAACCAATGCTGGGCCTACCATATCTCCTCATTTCTCTCTCATGTGGGGAGTAACTGGAGAGAATCTGGGTCATTACATCCTCATTCAGGTGTCCTCTTTCTCCGTTCATGGAGAATACAGACTCGGATGCGTCATCCCAGGTAGCATTTGTAAGAGATTGCCCTGGCTGTAGGTTGTTCATAAAGCCTGCAACAGTCTCAGTCATGCCAGATTCAGGTGTAAAGGTCATATAAACCGTGCCTTTACGGTCTAATGTACGTGTAACAGCCTGACTATATAGCTCTCTGGATGGTTCTTCGTCTAACCATACTACGTCTACTGACCTACCCTGCCACTTATCTACTCCCATCTCGTAGGCTTTGAAGAATAAAGATGAGTTCCCGCCCGTAACGTGTTGGATAAGTGCAACACTTTTGGCGTTTGGTACGCCCGGTTTACGTTCCGTCTTTATTATTTTGCTTTTAGGAATCGCACCGGAGCCAAATGCCTCAGGATCATCTGGGGAACCCAGTAATTCGTATTGAACAATGTCTCTAGTAGTCTCGTTTGATACACCGCCAGCCCATGCTGTGATAGGTTGTGTATATCTTCTCCCTTCCCACCAGTCAGGATACAATCCTGTAAGATGGTAGCTCATCTCGTTAGCGCCGGAAAAAGACTTGCCTATCCGGTTAGCAGCCATCAGGAGCCTCTGGTTTGCCTCTGAGCCGGTTTTGTGGAACTTGCGCTGGTAAGGGTAGGGATCGTAGCTATCGATCCTGTTGAACCTCTCACGGCCTCTCAGGGACCGTACTAACTCTAAGGCTCTAGTGTTTGTATCCAAGAGCGGTTAATTCCTTTTCAATATCCTCTACGCTCATCTGGTCAATATTAGTAGTTTCTATCTTATCTACAGGTTTCAGTCCAGCCCGGTCAAGTATATCTTTGATGGCTCCAAGTCTAACAGACTCAGACTCTGCTCCTTCTGCAAGCTCCGTAAGCCATTTGATGCTTGATGGTACTTTGTCAGCAATGATTCTTTGGGTTTCTTTATGTATCTCACCTTGGAACTGAGCCTTGAGTTGAGAGCCTTTTACTTTAGCAGTCTTCTTAGAATAGCCAGCAGCCACCGCAGCCTTAGTTGCGTTGCCTGTTAGAACGTAGGTCTCAATGAACTTGTCTTGTCTTTCTGTCATTTTCTTGCTTTAGCCATTCTTTTGAAAGTCAGCGCAAGTGTTCTGGCCTTACCAGTACAGCCTTTCTTTGTGATAGGAGTGCACTTTCCTTTTGTGCCTCTACGTTTAATAGATTTATTGACACCTTGTATCCAGTTCTTCTTAGCCATAGATTACCTATCAGACATCATCAAAGGTTTAGTTGGACCACTAAGTATCGCCTGAACCAAATCCTGTTGAGCATCTGGAAGAGTAGAAAAATCAGGCATTCTTCCTTGTCTTAGAGCTTTTCGAGCATGTGGGGCTAGTTGATTTAAGTGTTCTC